CCTGCACCAACAAAGTGACTTAACACTTAATCTAAAAATTGAATCTTTTTAAAGAAGATTCCTAAACTTTTAAAACCAAGGTGGATATACTCCTCCTGTTTTAATAATCAACAAACTAGGAACTTGTCGAAAACCAATTACTTTCACATCCGGTCCCATACTATAATATGTTAAATACCTACATGCTGTAGTATTAGTAGTAGCTATTCTTGTAGAATTAACTGCTCCAGTTCCACTAATTAATGGTGTAATAAATTTCTTTGGATAATAATATGGTATTAAAAATTCCATACCTCTATTACTACCTACATAAGAAATTGGATCTAGAAATGTTGGAAAAATTAATGTAGAACCAGTAGATTCTGTACGACTGGCTCCAATATATGCAGAATTCGCATCACCTATAAACTTCCAACGCTCACTTCCTGACACACCAATATAAAATGATAAATAATAACTTGCATATGTAGTTGGAGAATATTCAGTACCTGTAATGTTAAATCCTGGTCTATAATATAAATATGGTTTCAACAAGAAAGCTCCTCCTATAGGACTAGCAATAGAATTAATTTTACATGGCTTTTGAATTAAAGCTCGTAACGACTCAAATCTTTCTCCCATACAGATCAAATCAATTGGATAATTATTTTTTGAAACAACTAATGGTGTACTAGTTTCTAACACTGGTCCATCTCCTAAAGCACCTTGTATTGCTAAATCGGAATAAACTGAGTAACTAACAACAGCACCTAATCCATCATCTGCAATAAACAAGTCTCTGGGTTTTGAAAATTCCATATCAGGTCCTGCACGTGCAAACACATAAATATTAGTACTAGCAACAGCTGCTTGCGCTAACAACGGATTAACAACTCTAAATACAATAGCACCATTAGCAACACCTAAGGGTGATATCGTATCAGTTCCTGAAATAATTCTATTTTGTGCCATAGGTTCAGACTTAACATAATCAATGGTCAAAATTTGATTCTCATCAGCTGCTACATTATAAACATAATTAAATGTTACATTAGTTGGATCAGCAGTCAATGAAAAGTTGTCCTGACTCCACAATATTTGTAATGTTCCTCTATGAAAAACACTAACAGGAATCATAATTAAATATTCCATAGAGCCTCTCCAATACTCAAATGGTAAACCAATAAATCCTGCAGTAGTAAAATGTCTTCTTAAAGTAGCATCTCTTCTATGAAAAGACGGTGTAACTGGAACACTTCCAAGAACTGTTCCAGAACCTGAAGCAGTACTCCAAGGTATAACAGAAACTAATGTAAACTTAGAAAATAAATAATTATTACTCAATAAGTCTTCTTCATTTCCTCCTATTAACATTGGATCAACTGACAAAGTATTTGAACGCATTAAAGCTGCTACTTCTGAGGCATCATTGCCATCACAATTAGCAACATTAGTAACCGATCGCATAGTAATTGGAATTGGCATTAATTGATTACTATGTCTTGTAAATCCAAAGTAACTTAATATATTCTTTGCAACTCCAGCAGTCATTTCAACAGTAGAAGCCATAGCTCCAATTATTGGAATACCTTTAGCTTGAGATGCAATATTCTCTATAACACCCATCAACTTACTTCCTTGTCCATTACCTATAGCTTTATGAACTTTTGGTGCAAACTTTTTCAACGCATCATTATTTTCCAATTTACCTTGATAATGTGGAACAACTAACTTATAATCATCTAAAAAGTTAACATAAACTTTCATATTACCAGTTGTAAATGCTCCAGCTATTCCTGTAGCAATTGGTTGATAACAAGTGAAAAATAAATCCCACAAGCTAGTAACAGTAATAAGAGAAAAATCTCTATCATAAATCCACGGCAATTGTAAAACAGCCTCTGTACATTTTGCTATATCAATAACTACATGTATTGGTTGTAAAACATTTTCAGTAACTAAATAATCAGATATTAAACTTGCAGCAACAGCATTATTTCTTGGCATAGCAGAAACCATGTACAATCCATAAGTTCCCGGAGGAACAGCAATTCTAACTATAACTTGAACAGTTCCACGATAATATGTAAAATTCTTTATTTTCTCTTGAACAGCGACATTCGTAAACATCAGTGTTATAGGATCTAACACAGTTAAAGGAAACATTGGAGTATCACCATTAGACACTACAACATTAGCTATTTCAACAGGTCTTGTTAAAAACATATCTAAGGTAGCTTCTGGCATCTTTTGGAGAAACATATTGGTATTTGTTGACCCTACTATTACCGCAGGATCAGTTGCAACAAAAGTTGCAATTTGATTTTGAGTGGCTTCTAAGACCACTGAGGATTCTATACTCGAACCCTGTTCATTATTATTTGTATTCATTTGATAAATTAAATTTGTATATTCAATAAAGTTTGTAGAAAGATCATGTTCCACCCATGTATAAAATTCACCACATAAAAACTGACTTGACCAGTAATCATACGGTTTATTTATAAAATAACGATTGTTAATCCACCCTTTATTAGTGAGTAAATTAACTATTTTTTGTTGCCAATCTTGAAATTCTTCTTTACTATGGAGAAACATTTCTCTTAAAAACTCTGAACATGATATACATACATGGTCAGTTCCTGAAAGAGAAGACGGTTTCTTCATAAGTAACATTCTAATCATAGATTTCTTATCTAATGCTGCAACATAGCATCCAAACTCACTATTATATTTAAAAGTTCGTTTCAAAAACTGAATTCCCGTAATTCCAACAAGGCTAACACCTAATTTAGTCTTGTCAGCGGGTGTAACAGTCATTCCTAACTCAACAAGCCAAATATCAAAATAGTTTGGTGGTATAACCCATCTAACACTTTGAACATTGTCATCACCATAAGTAACTAAACTATTAAATTCTCTATAATTACATCCTTTCAAATCTTTAATTGGATCATCGAAGAAATCTTTCATATAATCTTGAACTTGTTCTTTAGTTACGGTGGTTCCACAACATTTATAATAAACATATCTAGCACAAATGGATAATAATAATCCATTCATCTCAACAGTCCAATCATTACCTGAAGGATTCCAACTTGCTGAAAACAAGTCTCCTTGTATACTGTATTTAACGTGCAATAAACTTTGAACAAGAGTGTAATTAACTTTTGCATTAATCCCTAAATAAAAAGAAATTGCATAAACAGCTTTCGCTACAATTTCATATAAATGTGGACTCCAAGATTTATCCATTGCTTTAATATCAGCATCAAACAAATTCTCCAACAAAGGATCATTTTTCCTTAACAATTCAACAACACGATTACACTCTAATCCAGTCATATTTGTTCCTACCATAGACTCAAAATACTCCGGATTACATCTAATAAAAGATTTCATAGCTCCACCATACTTTTTCATTAAAAAATTAAAAGAATATGGTAAACTAGTAAAAATTCTAGTAAACTTGTCTGGCTTATTAGGCTCATCTTTAGGAATACAAATTCCACAAGTTGCAACAATATTACCTGCTAACAACTCACGCTCCATATCTTCAATAGCTAAACAATAAATAGGATCAACATACGATCCAGATAAATCATAAGTAACAAACTTACTCTTACCTGTATTATACGGTGGCCCAACTGATGTTTTCATATTAACACTATGGATAAAACTTCCTGGAACACCACGAATAACTTGATCATTAGACAATATAGCATAACCTCTATTATTTAAAGATTTCATATTTTGTAAATAATCAATTAACGCTAAATGTAAGAAAAAACTATCTGGTTCAACAACATTAATCGTCTTAAAAGAATTTATATAACATGAATCATAATTAATTTCGTTTGCTGCTGGTACTTTCTTTGCTAAAGGAGTTCTCCAATAATTTTCTTCTCCACACCATAACCTCTCATACTCACGTACCAATGGTTCATCACAAATCAAAGACTTTTGGGTCTTAAACTTAATTGTAGAAGCACTAGGGGGAGGATTCATGGTTCCAAAATTTGGAATTTGAATTTTCAACAGCCTTTCAGCCGCATCAATTTCACTAAATCTTCCAAAATTTTTATATGATGGTTCAACTCCTGGTTTAACAAACGTGGATAACATAGTTGTAGTTCCTTGCGGAATTAACCCCATAGTTAAAATTAATTGATCAACACTAGAAGAAGTTATTACTGCTCCGATGCACTTTCCTGCAAAGGCCCAGTGAATTGCTCCTACTTTCCAATATTTTTGTTGAACATCAACACTATAGATGTAAACTCCACCACAATCTCCATACTCGGTGATCTGTGATCCTTCACATCCTAAATTCATCCCATGCCTCGATCTATTAAAATCTCCAATTTTAAAATCGAGTATTTTCTCACAATTAACATATGATGCTCCATCAACAGATTGAGTATCTCCTTCAAACACATAAGTTACAAATTTTCTAATTTGCGCTGAGTGGGACAACCCCACTACAGTAACAACCATTAAATCTGAATGATCTAAAAAACGCACATTAGACGCATCTAATAATACTTTATAATCACAATTATTTAATGTAAAGAAAAAACTTTTTCCATAAACATCTTCTAATGTAATCATATCTACTTTAGGATAAGTAACTAAATGCCTATTAACAATAACATGTTTTGCATCATATACAACACCATACAAACAAGTATGTTGATCCAAAGTTGCAAACGCTCTTACTTTAAAAGATGCTTTCTTTACTACTGTTAATAACTCTTCTTTTGTCCATGTAATATTCAAATGCTTTGGCAGGCCAGGTTCACAATTACGTGTCTGGGCTCTCCAATCTTTCAAAACTACATTAGAATTATTATCAACTCGTTCTTGAGTTATAAATTTTAGTAATTCTTCTTCTTCCACTTCTTCTTTAGTTTTATACTTTCTAACAATATATACTAAAATAGGGAGCAAAATTACAGACATAGCTAAAAAAGGTTTTAACTTTTCTACCATATCCATTCCGATCTTATAATAATAATTACCAACTCTTTGAATAGTTTGCATCATTCGTTCCTGCATAGTATAACCGTCATCATCTTCAGGATTATACATACTAATTGGATGACCTTTTTGATGGTTCCTAACTAACTCTTTTTCAATATCAAAGAAATTACCTAAAGAAAACCAGGAACTTCTTAATTTTCTTTTCTTCTTTACCCTGTCATATTGATTATACAACAGAGGAGGATCTAAACAAAATTCACATTTCTGTAAGACAAAATTTTTATCATACATACAACAACACTTTTCATCTCTTGTGGGATCATCTGAAATTTCCATCTGACATTTATCTAACTGATCATTCCAATACTTTTCATCTTGTTCACAACTCGGTTTTTTATACGATTGTAAACGCCTTTCATAAAAATATTTTTTAACTTGTAAACCTAAACATAAAACTCCATATGACATTATAGCAGTAACTAGAACACCTTGAACTTGAAATCTTTTAAATTTCTTAACAGGTTCAATAACTGGTTCTAAGTCTACAGTATCTTCATCATTAGGAATACTCATAATTGGTCTATGGTGATTACATAACTCTGGGTTAGGTAACCGACAAACATTACAAAAATCTTCAATCTTCTGATTAAACAAAAAATTTCTTTCATCTCGACGATGTTTTTCATCAGTAAGCCAAAACATATCCATAAATTGATCAAATTCAATTGGTTCTTTTGTTAAAAGAGTCCACTGAACTCCAGTTTTAGGACTTCCTCGATAAACAAGTATATTCCAAAAATTACGAGTTAATGCAACTGAACACTTTTCACTATCCAACATACCTGATGCAGTAGCAAATTCAGGTTTTACAGTCATAGAAATTCTTAATTTAAATCTTCTAAAAAATGCTTCTGGATTTGTAACAATTTGTCCTGCTCTACCATTTTCACTATTAGAAGTATATAATACTAGGGCTGGATTCGCAAAAATCTTTCCTTTCATATCTACACTCGCTTGCTCTATTTGATAAGGGGCATTATTAACTAACGCATTTATAATTTGACAATGATTTTCTTGTCCCATTGCTTGAGCAGCAACAGAAGTATCAATATCATCACAAAAAACACACCATTTAGTATGATCAAAACCATCTTGAAAATTAACATTGGGACGCCAACTAAATAAACCATTTTGTTGATCATAACCATGTGCATTTCCATATGCCTTATATAACATAGTTCCAAGAGTTGTTTTACCAACTCCTGGAGGACCATCAATATATATAGCCAAAGGACTTGCTCTACATTTATTACCAACACATTTGTTCATACATAACGCTTTATGTGCTTTTAACTTTTCCAAAGTAGTTCGAATATCAATAAATAATATTTTATCATCTTTAAATACTCTTAACATTTCATCTCCTTTGACAATATGTGCTGACATAATATCAACATATATATCTATAGAAATTGGTGTTTGAATCATACTAGGAAGTTGACCTTCCTTTAAATAAACATCAAATTGCTTACTCTTTTCAGAGTTAGTTATTAATGGTTCTAATGTAACTAACAAAAAACCATCTTTAACCCATACAACTGGATTTAAATTCTTATAAAAAATATTAATATCACCTGTTTTTATGAATTGTTTTACCAACTCAAAACCTTGTAACAGGTATTGTAATAATTGATCTCCAAAACTTTTTCCAGTTGATTTTATCATGGAACTTTTAACTTCCTTAATAAATGAACTAAATACTTGTCTAAAAGTCTCTAAACAATTCATACTTGCAAAAATATCTGCAAAAACAGTCAAAAACGTAGCTTGAACTAAATCATCATTTTCTCCTTGAACTACCAATTGCTTCTTAAGCAAACTAGTAATCGTAGCAGAATATAATTCTTTAATCAAACCATACATTTGTGGCATGTGAACACAATAATTAGTTAACAACAACACTTG